CTTCATGTACTCATCGAAGAACATGTTCTTGCCGGTGCCCTGCGGCCCGTGGATCACGATCGTCGATTTCATCTTGGCGCCCGGATACTGCAGCGGGTAAGCCAGCCAGCACAGTACCCATTCGTACAGGGCGCGCTGGTTCGATTCATTGCCGCACATGTGCCACAGAAGCTGCAGCAGCTTGTCGCAGGTTCCCTGCTTCGGCTCGGTTGGCCAGCCGCCGAACAGGTTGCAGGTGACGCCAGGCTTGGAGCACGACGGGTCGAAGTCGACCTCCTGCACACGAACCGTCTTTCGGGCCGGGCTCTCCATCCATGCGCGGTGGAGCTCACGGCGCAGGCACAGGTCGCGCATATCGGACAGCGACAGCAGCATGTGCTCCTGCCGGTCGAACACGGTACCGCCCTGCGCATAGACCAGCGCATAACGCTCGTGCAGGTGTTCGATAGTGCCGATGGGTTGGAGATTGGCTTTCCCCGCGCCCCCGGCGGTGGTGGTTGAAGCGCGCGGAATTTCCGCCGGTGAACGCCACGAAAGCTCCGTGATGCGGGCTTCAATCTGCGATCGCACGACGTGCAGGCCTTCGGCGGCGTGCAGGTCGTTGAAATCAGTGATCTTGTTGCCAGCGTCGACGAATCGCGAGCGACGTCCCGGTTCATCCGTGAACACTGGCAGGACGGTGGCGCCGTGTGCCGCCAGCGCCGCCGCGTCGGCCCCGAGCAGCCCCGCGTTCTTGGCCTTGTGCTCCTCGCCGCACGTCGGGCACGTGACGGGGTGATCCGACAGCACCAGGCGCTCTTTGCAACTGATGCACTTCTGCAGCGTGTCATCGTCCGCGCACACCAGCAGCTTGATGCCGCGATAGTGCTTGGCCAACGCCGACGCCACCGGCAGCAGGTTGCCGGCGTCGAATGCCACAACGACCGGGTACCCGGTAGCCATGTGAAGGCTGGCAGCGGTGGCATAGCCTTCGGCCAGCAGCAGGATCCACTGCGGCGTCCCGCCGATCAGGTGGAAGTGCCCCTTCTTCACCAGCCCTGGCGGGAAGAACTCTTTCGAAGGCTTGTTCGCGGCTTTTGCCTGGGCGGCGCTGCGCAGGATCTGCAGGCCGTGGACAGTGCCGTGGGTGTCCAGCAGCGGGAGAACGGCGGCGCCGGTCTTGCCATAGCGAACGCCGAAGCCCTGCACGCCTTTGCTGTGCAGATAGTCGGCTTCGCCATGCTCGCTCGCCTTGCCCCACATGCGAGTGGCCATCGCCGCGGCGCGCTCTGCTTGCCGGCGGCGCTCAGCCTCGGCACGCTTGCGATCTTCTGCCAGCCGACGCTTCAGCGCCTCGCGTTGTTCCGTGGTCAATGCCTGGTCGCGCTTCCGCAGCTCGATTTTCTGCGCGCCGTTCTCGTTGCCCTGCCACGAACCATAGGTGCCGACGATCAGTTGGTCGCCGTTGTCGCAGTTCAGGGTGTGCAGCACGTACCAGCCGCGCTTCTCGCGCCCACCGCCTTCAGTTCGAACGCGCACCATTTTGCCTGTGGGTTCGATCGACGTGACGAGAAGTCCGGCGGACTGGAGCTGCGACAGGGCGTCGTCATAGTTGACCGCCATATTCAGTAACGTCCCCGGCCGCTATCTACACAGGAATCGGGGTCCGAATTACCCGCGACCGGGGTGCCCAGGGAGGACCCATCGACTGGCGAACCTGAACAGGCCTCAATGCCCGTCGCGCCTACTGAACCCGCCACCCGCGCGCCAGCATCCGCTGCCACCCGGGGGATCGGGGCAGAAGCCCGCCTCATGCGCCACCGCCTATGGGAAGCTCACCCTGTCGCTGCCGCGCCGCATCCGCGCGCAGCTGCTCTCGCAGCGCCAAAGCATCGTCACCTTGGATACCAGGTTCACCGTCACCCAGGGCCGCCGCAGCGGCTGCCATCTGGGCCCGGCATGCCGGCATATCAGCCGGACGCCACTGGCGTCGAATCAAGGCGCGCACCACGTGCGTAAGCTGACGCCTCATGCTTCCACCATCCCGCCCAACCGCTGCAGCAGCGCCGCGATGCGGGCCATGGCGGCCTGGCCGCAGTCCTGTATCGCCGTCAGCTCCGTTGCGGTCAATGCACCGTCAGCCAGTGCACGGTGGATGGATCCGAACAGGTCGCCCTGCGATCCTCCCACAGCCGCCACCAGCTCCAGCACCGCCATGTCACTCGCTTGCCGGTCATCGTCTCCCGGCGCTGCCAGCACAATGTGGCCGCACTCCCGTGCGAACGCCTGCAGAATGCGCATGTCGCCTGTCAGCGAGGTGATACGCACAGCCTCTTTCATGTGAAGGTGATGCGTGGTGGTCTTCGGATTAACCTTGCTCCGCAAGACCGCTGCGCCAATCCCAACGCGCGGGCCCAGGCTCTCACTACCGCCCGGATAGTCGTGCACCACAGCGTGGGCTGCGTCGTCAACGTTCATGCTGCCACCTTGCGAACGTGTTTATTGAGGTGGTCTGCGCCCAACATCGCGGCATGCCCAACCACCCAGCCCCGCTCCGTTTCACCACGCTTCGGCGGTTCCACGTGCTCACCGGTGCGGGTGCCGTCGTCGCGGTCTTCTTCCAGCCGGCCAATGCCGCCGGCGATAAGAAACCCGATGCCGATGCCCAGCAGCAGGGTCGCCAGGGCAAACCGCAGGGTCTTCGCAGTGTTTAAGCGGCGCATATCAGCGCACCTCGCACAGATGCAGCGGCCGGCCAGTGGCGCGGCGCTGCTGAAGAAGGGAGGACCACTGGTCGCTGGTGAGCTCCGGTTCGAAGCCGGCCGCACCTTCGATCAGGGGTTCATCAAGCAGAACGCCGATATCGGCATTGCCAATGTCATCAGCCAGGGGCTGGATATGGCGCGCCACTCAGGCGGCCTCGCTCACGGGAACGGCTGGAGCTGCTTCGGCCGTCGCGTCCGCGGCGGCCGGGCATCGGCGCGCCAAGGAGATCAATGCCTGGCCAATGTCAAAAGATGCGCGATGTCGCCCGTTCTTTATACGGTTGATGGTGGGCTGCGAAGTCCCGGCCTCAGCTGCAATCCGCTGCTCGGTCCAGCCTGAGGCGATGAGTGCTTTGATTGCGTCTTGTGGGTTCATGCGGCGCATCCTATACGCAAACGAATAGGCCATGCAATACCCAAACGATCTATCGATAAGCCCTGCGCGTCCGGACAATACGGATGTGAATACCTTGGCCAGCAACCTGCGGGCGCTGATGTCCCTTCGGGGGATCAGCGAGAACCGCCTCGCAACGGAAACCGGCGTTCCTCAGCCGACGATTCACCGTGTGACTTCTGGAAAGGCTCGCGATCCGCGCGACGGCACTTTGCGCCCGCTCGCCAACTTCTTTGGCGTTACAGTGGAGCAGCTTCGAACTGGCGAAGGCTTGGACGTTCCCGCAGTCAGGGAGCGGGTCGCTGCGTATGAGGTGAAGGCTTTCGAGGACAGGGAGGAGCTCGATAGCGAGCGCGAGGTTCAGGTGGCCGAGGTTGATGTCGTAGTTTCAGGCGGGCATGGCGCCCCCATGCCAGAGTTCGTTGAAACCAGCTACCGCATGGCCTACCAGCTGAGCTGGTTCCGAGCTGTCAACGCAAAGCCCGAGAATGTGCGCGTTATGAAGGTCCATGGCGACAGCATGGAGCGCACCCTGTTCCACGGTGATCGTATCGCGATCAATACCGCTGACAACCAGATATCGGATGGCCGGGTGTACGTATTCATGACACCTGGCCCCTACCCTGATATCAAGGTAAAACGCCTCTACCGGACTACCTCAGGACAACTTCGGATCGTCAGCGACAACCCGGACAAGACCCAATATCCCGATGAATTCCTTGATGCTGCGGACGCTGCAGGTATCGTCATCATCGGCAGGGTCATCGACCGTAGCGGTCGAGGCGGCCTGTAGAAAGCAATCACCAAATGGACCAAGGGGAAATATGGAAATGCGCAACATCTCTGTCGCTGCAATCACGCTCATCGCCGTTACTGGCTGCATGAACCTGGCAACCAAACCCTCTGAGATCACCGGTTCCTACACGTCCGACCTCCGCTACCAGAACTACAACTGCGACCAACTGGGCCACGAGGTGAATTCGCTGGCTCGCCGAGAGAACCAACTAGCCACTGCGCAGGAGCAGCGCCGCAAAAGCGGCAAGGTACAGGCTTTCTGGCTCGGTTACGGAACTGGCGACGGCATCGAGGCCGCCGAGCTGGCCAACGTGCGCGGTGAGAAGGAAGCCGTTCGCCGCGCCATGGACCTGAAGGGCTGCAGCACAGTCACTTCCCCAAACACCACTTCGCTGCCCGCTTCAACTCAGCCATCAGCAGCGGACGCGGGCCAGAAGCAGCAGCCAAGTGGCAACAACTGGCGCGGATGGGGGCAGGCGACCCAACCATCAAACCAATCCAAGGCGCTGTATAGGTGCCCCAACTCCAATGGCGAGATGGTTGTCACCGAAACGCCCGCCGCTGGCTGCACCGTGATTTCCCCGTAAGTGTGAGGCGAGGGCGGCGTCGCCGCACCACAAACCAGCAACCAGCAACCAGCAACCAGCCCACGACTCACTTAGACCCCGCCACGGCGGGGTTTTTTATGGGCCGAACAGGGGGCGATCGAAAACGAATAGAAATTTATTCGCTTGCGTATTGCATTACCTATTCGTTTGCGTATTATTCGCCCTGCCAGCACAACCAGCTGGCGGGCGACCGGCGGGTCGCTACCCTGCCGGCTTCATCCCCTGACCGGCAGCAGGCCACTCCCCAGGCCGCAATGACCCGCCGGCGCCCTCCTTCTTCCGGAGAGCGCCATGAAAGCCGAGCAGAACCGCTTTACCCAGACCCACGACGCCGCCGGCGTCCTCCTGACCGTCATCGACAGCACGACGGGGCTGGAATGGACGGCCAAGCCGCTGTCCGACGACTACATCACCCACCAAGCCGCGACTGACGCCGCGACCGGCTGCCGCGTGGGCGGCCACGAAGACTGGACTCTGCCGAGCCGCCAGCAGTTGCTGACGCTGGTCGACCTGGGCCGCTACTCGCCGGCCATCGACACCGACGCGTTCCCTAACTTCCCGTCCCACTGGTTCTGGACAAGCGACCTGTGCGCCTGGTCCTCGGCGTCCGCGTGGAGCATCTATTTCGGCAGCGGCTTCGTCGGCGACCTCCGCCGCGGCAGCAGCGGGTTCGCGTTGGCGGTTCGTCGTGCCGGTCAGTAATTGGCCTCTTTGATGCCCTGAAGGAGCCAGACATGTCCAACCGCCATGCCATCGACGCCAGCTCGGCACGTTTGCACCTGCCGCTGTTGGCCATCCAATGCATCCTGGGCGTTGCCGCCCGTGAACATTCGCGCGCCAACCTGCTGCGCCAACGCAGCGCGGGCGAGCACAGCCGAAACCAGAAGCGGCGCAGCCGCCGCATGGGCGTCGCCAGCCGCATCGCTGAAGCTGTCTCACGCGAGATGGTTGCGGAGGTGCGCACGTGAGCACCGCACAGCGCATCACAGTCCCAGGCAACGCCGCAAACGCGAGAGTGACGTTGATCTTCTCGCCACCTGCGTCCGTAACCATCACCGCAAGCAGCCGCGACGCGCCCGTGGCCTTTGCGGCTGGAGACCTGACCGAACTACGCGTCAGGAACAGCTTTGCATCTCCCCTGGTCTGGCTGGGGTCCGCAGCTTTCAGTGTCACCCCAGGCGGTTTCACCCAGGTCCAGAACTGGATCGACTGCCTGCTAGGCCAAGCCACCACGCTTCTGCCTTCGCCAATCTCGGTCGAGGCGATCTGCGAATGAGTAACTACCCCGCAGAAGAGTTCTTCCCAACCGGAAAAGGGAACGAAACCTTGGTTTTGCTTGCCTGCGTCGGCTTTTTGTGGGCGGGCCGATACGTGAACTCGACCAAGGGCACGCCACAACAGATCGCAGTGACAACTAGTCGCAGGGTTACCAGAAGGAACGGCTCTCTGATCGTTGGTCGCAACGACTTCCACCTCCATCCGCGCGCAATGCAGCGCGCCTGCCGCTGGCTCAGTCGCCAGGGAATCACCGTTCGGGAGCATCGTGCATGAACAACTCCGTCATTGATTTCAGCACCACCCGCCGGGGTGCAGCCCTGGTCCGCGAAATGGCAGCAAAGCGAGGCTACAGCCGAATCACGCAGATCCAGTTGGCACGCACATTCCGCCCTGCCCCCAACACCCCGCTGCGCGTGCAGGCATCGCAGCACGTGCCTTTTGGCCACGAATCAGCCACCACCGGCGGTGCCGCATGAAGCAGCAGGATCAACCGAAGTACCGAGATCCTGAAGGGAGAGATTCACCGTTAGCCATGGTCGTCGTGGTCCTGATCAATCTCATTGTGATCGGGCTGGTGATTACGCCCCTCGTAGCCGCCCATCGGGGGTGCTGAGCATGCTACAGACCTCCCGCCCACTGCCGCCGGACGTGCCGTTGTGCGCCCCTGGCCACCGCCCGCAGATCGTCGAGACGCACGGCGCGCCAGTTGGCCACGCTATCGGCCAGCCTTGCCCGCCGATGTACCACATCGAATGTCACGCCTGCGGTGTAGCCACCGAACCTCACACGAACTTCGCTCTTGCTGAGACGCGCTGGACTGACGAGCACGCGCGCAAGCGCATACCCATCTCCCTGCTGCCGCGTGCCAGGGAGCAGGCCTTTGCAGCGCTCCAGCGCTGCGCGTAAAGAGACCCGCCCATGTACCTACAGCCCCTGGCCAAACAGGCCTTGCTCGCAGCCCATGCAGCGCAAGGCATGCGTCTACATAAGACTCGCGGCGGCTTCGCCGGGATACCCGCACAAGTCACCACCAGCAGTCGCGTCAATA